GCATCAATCTTAATTAAGCCGATGCGTTCGGCCTCTTCCATGTCTACCGCCACAACTGGGATACGCTCACCAGATCCTGGAGAGTTTCGGGTCTCCATTGGTGCGTGCTTGAAGATTGGAGACTTGCTTGTAACCACACCAGCAGCGTGGATTCCAGTGCCTCGAATACGACCACGAAGCTGCTCGCCGTACTCTAGAACCTCTGGATACTTCTCACGAAACCAAGCGGTTTGCTTAGAAGTGCAATACTCGTCCCATGTATCTACTAACTTAAGAACTTTGTTTACATCAGTCAGCGGGATGTGGAGGACTCGTGCGATGTCTCGAACAACCCCCTTGTCCTTAAACTGCAGGAAAGTGGCAATGGAAGCAACGTGACGATACTGTCTAACTAGATAATCTTTTACCTCTTCACGACGTGAGTCCTGAATATCAGTATCGATATCTGGAAAGTCGTTACGCTCTGGATTAATAAAACGGAAGAACAGAAGACCATGCTCAATAGGGTCAATGTCTGTGATTCCTAGCGTGTAGCATAGCAATGAGCCAGCTGATGATCCACGACCAGGGCCAACAACAATACCTTGTTTCTTTGCCCAGTTAATCATGTTACGAACAACTAAGAAGTATGGACCAAAGTTCTTATCTCTAATAATGCCAAGCTCTTCTTCAAGTCTTTCCATGTAGCCTTCAGTTTCGTGAACTCCACGCTCCTTTAAGCCTTCAATAGCGAGTTCTGACAACTCTTGCATAGGATTTTGATACTGAGCAGGCAACAGGTCAAGGTGGTCCTGGATATTGTAGTTTTCTACCTTGTCTGCAATTTCATTAGAGTGGGCATAAATGTCTTCTCTGTCAATGCCCTGAGCTTTCATCTGCGTACGCATCTCTTCGTCTGACAACAAATGAATATCAAAGTTGTCAAATGAGATGTCTCGCTCACCGTAAAGATAGTTTAGCCTATCTTTAAGGTTGTCATGTTTCTTAGACTTTTCATACGTAGCATCTTTTTGAATCTTGTTGCTGTATGTATTAAGAATTAATTTAAGTTCTTGGATTTCTTTCTGACCCGTGTGAGCGTGGTGGCAGTCAGGTGTGATAACTGCCTTGATACCAAACTCATCGGCAAGGCTTAGCAGCTGATGATTCATTTCTGCTGGGTTGTGAGGCATGACTTCAATATAATAGTCATCGCCAAAGGTGTCTCTGTGCCACTCGATCTGACGCTTGGCTTCTGCTAGCTCTCCAGCTTCGATAGCTTTTGCAACGGTACCGCTGAGGCACCCAGAAGTTACAACAATGCCCTCTTTGTATTTCGCCAAAACCTCGTAGTCGATACGTGGCTTTTTGTAGTAGCCCTCAGTCCAAGCAATCTCGTTAAGTTTATTTAGATTCTCTAGACCTTTTTGGTTCTTGGCTAGGAGGACTATATGGTTATAGACAAGGTCTAAAGGACCCTCTCTTTTATCCCGATCTCTTTGATCGAACCTATCTTCGGTTATATAGCCCTCCACGCCAAGGATTGGCTTGATGCCTTTCTCTACGGCAGCCCTGTGCATCTCCCTGTGTCCAGAAAGAGAACCGTGGTCAGTGATTGCTAAAGCATTCATCCCGAGTTCAGCTGCTCTATCTACATACTCTTGAGGGGTGGCGATCCCATCAAAGAGTGAGTAGTGAGTGTGTACATGCAAACCAACGTATGTCATACTTAGTGCTTACCAGTCGATGTTCGAGGTGGCACTAGCGGCAGGCTGGTCGAACCCAAGGTAAAACGCTTCCTGCTCTGCATACGGGATTTTGTTAAGAGCCATTTCGATTGGGTAGGGCTCGAAGTCCCCCCAAGCGTGAGGCTCTGTGTCAGGAGAAGAGGGAATGAGGGTGTAACTAGTTTCAGTCCCCATGCCCGTTCTCTTTAGTTTCCACTCGAGATTAGAAACACTTCCAGTCTCGATGGCATATTCACGGATGGTGTTAAAGACGGACATCTTGCTAACACCCATTGACCAAATAGCGACATATGGATCCTCAAGTCCATCATCTACTAGCACGTTGCAGTAGAAGCGAAGACGACCACGCCACCCAGCCTTGGGGTCTTTGCGGTGCATCTCTTCTGCCCAATCGCGTCCTTCGGTGTCCATGGTGTCTACCGCACGACGACGGAAGTCTTTTGGATTGGTGTGCTCTTTAACTACCATTGCGAGACCACGGTCTGCATTGTAGTTGGGCGAGTCTTCGTCAAGCTCTTCCATGAAACGAATCTTGACGGCTTGGCCATCGGCAAGCTTTAGCCAGCGTACCTTTGGCTTGTTCTCATCGTACTTTGGCTTGTCGAGCAGGGCATTAATGTTTGCGAGTCCCTTTGTTACGCTCATATTTTTCTCCTTATTGTTTGTGTGTTTTATGTTAGCATGGCTTCAATAGATTTGTCAAAGCTATACTCTAACGATGCAATAGCTTCGTCTTCCATCTCGCCAATATCTTTATATTTTTTATCTAGTTGTATAACGGAAACACGAGATCCTAGTTTTTCAACTATTCTCTCTTTCATGTTGCCGCCTGCTTCGTCATTGTCTGCAATAACAAAAATGTTATTGAAGTACTTACGAAGAAGTTCAATTTGAAAATTCGACACATTCGATCCCAAGGTTGCGACTGCTGGCATACCCACCTGGTCTAGCCTAATAGCATCGAATGAAGATTCTACTACATATATCTTACTAGAAGTTTTTGTTCTATGCAAGTTAAACAAAACCTTACTTTTGGGTAGCTTGGGAGTGTTCTTAAACTCTTTACCCTCCACAGAACGCCCTACAAAGCCTACTGGGATACCGTCAGGGGAGTGCACAGGAATAGTTACCATGTCCCTATTTGAGGAATATCCTAGACCAAACTTGCGAACAGACGATTCAGTAATTCGACGACCATTGTAATATGTTATTGCCCTAGCAGAATCGATTGCTTGCTTGTTTAATCTTTGAATAAGTAGCTCGTCAAACGGTACGTAGTCGGGTCTCTCTACCAACTTCTCCATGACCTCTTGAGCAATGCTGCCCTCTTGCTCTTTGCTTTTAATATATCTAGCAGCTTCAAAATATGTGCGACCAGATACATGCATAATGAACTCGTAGGGATCGGCTACCTCATGGCATGCAAAACAAAAGAAAAAACCCGTACGCTTGTCCATCTCCCCTGCGGGAGTGCGGTGATTGCCGTGATAGGGGCAGAAAATAATGTAGTCTGTATCTACTTCTCCCTCGATATCGATTCCGATACCGACGAGGATTCTTTTTGTTTGCTCTGGCGATAATACAGTACGTGATTTTTGTGTATTCCTAGTATCCAATTGCTCTTTTTCTTTCCTACGTATACTCCGTAAATTGATAACTCAAATTCAAAATAGTTCTTGTTGTAATTATATTCTAATGTGTAGTCTATGTCAATATCAAATTTTGGTACATATCCAGCTAACCTCATTTGCATCAAAACAAGTTTAACATACTCTTGCTTTAGCCTTACTAGATCGGCATCGTCATGAATCTTACCCTCTAGCCCAAAACGTTTAATTGGCTTATGAAAAATTTTATTCATAGGTATATTATACCTACATATCTTCAAGATCCTTATACTTATACCAGCCTTTATCAAAGTCTACCTGGACCATAAACTCCCCCATAAAGCCATTACGGTTCTTACGGAAGACACATTCGATTACATCGCTGTTGCTACCCCGACCGAGTGCCAGGACCCAGTCAGCATCGTAAGCAATCTGACGTGACCAAGCAGTTTGACCAAGTGTGGGGACAGTCTCTAGCTTGGTAACATCATCTGGTGTAGCAGACGAGATAGCAATGATAGGGACTTCTTCTGCAATGGCCATAAGCTTAAGCTCACGAGACAGGTTCTTCATTCTAACCGTTTCATTGTCTGACTTTTGATTGGGGCTCATAAGCTGAAGGTAGTCAACGATTACAAAGTCTGGCTTGTATTGGTCGATCTTGCCTCGCAACACAGAGGGTGTGATATCACCACCAGTATCATTAGAAATAATCTTAAACTCTGGCTTGCCCTCAACCTTATTTTTGTGCCAACGCTTTAGGTCGTCAAGGTCTACTTCACCGTTGCTTAGCTTGCGATGTGACCACAAGCCTTCACCCATAATTGCAAAGGTACGATTACGAACCTCTGTCTCTGACATCTCAAGACTAACAATCATTGGTGACCTGCCCTGCTTCCAGGCTTGCACAGCAAAGTACAACGAAAGCCATGACTTACCAATACCAGGATAAGCTAGAAAGACTCCAAGCTGTCCAGGCATAATGCCAGAAGGCAAGTAGTTGTCAAAACCTGGCAGCCCCGTCTTGATGCCAATAGCTCCTGCCTCTTGCTGCTCTTTAAGTTGTTGGAAATATGCTACAGCAGAATCAATGTCTGTTGCATCAATGTCACGAATTGCTGAGGTGTTTTTCTTAAGCTCTGATGTCTTGGTGATCAGGTTTTCTAATACCTCTCCGCCTTTGCCAATTTGAACATCGGTTGCGGCCTCACGAAGAATATCTTTTAGGCTGTCATTGAGGTACTCAGCCTGTAGCTCGTCCAGGTGGTGCTTAGTGGATCCAACATTATCTACAGGAGAGAAGTCTCTAAACTTTTCCACCACCAAAGAACTTGGGGGAGCAATGCCATTCTGCTCATAATAATTACGAATAAACTCCCAGATGTCACCGTGCGTACGCATAATGCCATCCACATTAGCTTGTAGCAGTACGTGAACCTGTTTGTCCTCCAGTACCGCCGAAATTACTTTTGACTCTGTGTTATTCATTTAGCCACTCCTTTGCCATCCTCCTACGCTCTGCACGCTCGGCGTTATCCTGCTCTAGTTGTCGTTTTGATTGAATAATATTATCTGCATAGTTAGCAAAATATTTCCAGGTTGGTGCGTGTGCCACCTCAAAGTAATACTCTAAAAGATCATAGCAGCCAGGCAGAGTGTAAGACTCGATGAGGCTGTCTGCTGCCCATTGCTCTTTGTTAAGATTGTGCTCTGGCCTAGACCCATACCGTGCTGTGTGTAACTTAGCGTAGCGACTGAGCAAAGCCATACGGTCTTTGCGTTGTGCCACTACTCCTCCACTTCGGTCTTAGCCTCTTGAATCTTTTCAATAAGCTTCTGCTCGACAAATCCGTAGACACGGGAAAATGCGTCATCGACATGCTCTTCACTGCGAAGGCTATCTTCTACACCAATGTCAATACGGAGTGATTGGAAGTTTCCAAGGTTCAGAGTGTAGCCCAATGCTACATTGACCTTAGTCTCGTTGTTGTTCATCTCTCATACCTCTCTAAATAGACTCTGTCCACATTGGGACAAACTCACCATTTGCTGTCTTCGTATAAGTAAGGATACCATCCCCCATACGTCTTGTCAACTCTTGTTTTGTTGGAACTGAATCATTAGTAATTAGTCCATCTTTTCTTGGCTTCCCGTGGTGAAATGAGGCCAGAATGTCTCTGATCTCATGCACCATAGATTCAGAATAATAAGCTCTGATTCTAAACCCAGTTTTGCCGTCTTTGCTTGCCCCGATAGGATAGGGAATCTTTCCAGCCTGCATAAGCCTTGGCAAGTATTTACGATGACGGTTTACAAGCTGTGCCGTATCATTAACTGTGTAGGCTCGTTCCCTATTCTTTTTAAAGTCTGCAATAAAGCAGCTTTCAAGGCGGTCCTTGTTAATGTTGTACACAGACATAATGCCATTGGCCCTACTAATATGATGCTTGCGTACAAGGTCGCCGTTTAAGAACCAAACGCTTTTATTCCCAGGAATTACTGGGGCAGAATTGTATGCCTCTCTCTCCACCTTTTTACTCCTATACTGGAACGCCAACAGCGAGCAAGTTAACGCCTACACTTGCTACACCAATTGTGTTAAACCTTACAATGCCTTCGACTCTATTTGTTGTAACTTTAGTAAGAATAATATTTACATCCTTACCTGATTCTGTGGCAGCGTCTCCGATCAAAATCGGGGTAGCCGTGACGACTGGAACATAAGCAAAATCAGAAAAGTTGTAAGAAAAAGCAGTCTCTGATCCTGGCGATGTGCTTGTGTTGTTATTCACAACCAAGTACCCACCGACAACTCGAGCATCTGAGGTTTTGATTCTTTGAGTACCAGCTGACACAGTATCAATGCTGGTGTACCTGCTTGGCGAAGTAGTAACCTCTTTAGACAGCTCATTTACTGCTTCTGCTAATTCATAAATGTAGGACAGGTCTAGGGGCTGCCCTCGTTTTGGTGTTGGTATTCTTGTCATAGTAACTCCTATTATAGCATTAAACCGCTGGGGCTGGTGTTTCGGAAGTAATTTTTACGTCATCTCTTTTATATACTAAAAGATCCGAATGATTTCTGCTCCTGTTTGTGGAACGAATATACACTTCGACAGAAAAATGTGTAGGCTCCTCTTCTACAACGGTTCCGTCTTCTAATTCATAAGATGGTGGAATAACAAAACCCTGAATGGTGCCGTCAAATCTTTCTGCTGGCAACCATACGTGATTTCCTGCGTGCTCGTTTTTGCACCAAGAAACATATAGATCATACCTAGACTCTGTTTTAATTTGTGTTCCAGAAACTCTGTCTTTTACCAAAATTCCTTCCCAAAAAACATTAACATAGGGCCCCTGTCTAACTATTTCAATAGTTGTTTGAGGAATACCGCTAGGTCTTTCAAAGACATAGTTGGGCTTTACGTAATAGTTTGGAGAGTACGCTGAAAACCTGTTGCCATCTTCAGATATAAAACGATATCTTGTAATATATCCAAAGCTTCCGTCATCAAATACAGTAATAGGGGGCAACTGATCTTCGGCCAAAGATGCCTTTTCGGGTCCTTTTACCGTTGCCATTAGACAATGTCCAATCCAAACCTAAACTCAATTAAATTAGAAGTGTTAGATTCTTTTACGACTGGGTAACCGTTTGCAGTTTTTACTAGAGAGTATCCAGTAAGGCCATACAAAGGACTTTGAGATGTTGTGTTTTCAAACCTAAGACCGTCAAAAGAAAGGTAGAAATTTTCTGATGGTGCAGAGTCTCCAAACTCTAGCACTGTCGCATAAATTCGTACAGAGTTTACTGCGTTCCAAGTAAAGCCAGGGCTTCTAACAAGCTCTGACAGTTTCTTTTTAATTACAAAATATCTATTGCCCGCAAAATCTACCCCGCCTGAACCCTGTGTAAGATCTACCTCAAACTTAGCCACATTGGCTGGGTTGGCAATGTCTGCTTCAGAAAACTCCATAAGAATCTTAACGACCTGAGGATCTTCTGCCTGTGTTTCGTCTTTGCTAAGCAGTGAGAAGGCAAACCTAAGCTCATCATCTGAAGAATTAGAGTCTAAGTTAAGTGTGATTCCATTATAGTGAATGTGAGAAGCGTTGTAGTTCGAGTCACCCGTAAATATCTCAAGCCTTCCAGTTGTAGGGTTGTTAATAAGATGAGACATGTTGCCTCTTACTAACAATGCTCTATTTAAAAATCTTGGTCTTTCTTGCAAGGTTTGCCTAATTGGACCGCTAAAGACCGTATTGTTTGCATTAGTTCTAAACACATCAATGTCGTTGCCTAGTTCGTCTTTGGGTGCAATAACGCCACCTTCTTGATCCCCATTAAGGGGCTCGACAATGAGGGGAATTGAAGCAGCAGTATTTTCTGTGTGATACTCCCAGTTTTCGGACTCTGCAAAAGTGTAAACGGTTCTGCTGTCTAGGCTGCCAGCGGTTGGATTGGTTCTGCCTGGATAAATGCCAACCTCGCTGATTTCGTATCTTTGATCCGTAGGAATTTCTGCAGCAAAAACAATTTGAGGATTGCCAAGTTCATCATATACGTAGCCACGGGTGCTAATAGGCATTCTTAGCACTTCAAAGTCTAGGTTTTCTTGGGCAGAGAAATCGGGAAAGGGCTCACCTACAGCAAGAGGCTTTGGGCCAATACCAATAGCAATATAAGAGGCATAGGCCTGTGCCTGCCCAACCAAGTATTTGGATATAATGTTTCTGCCAGTATCTGTAATCATAAAAATCTCCTAGTATATTGTATCATTTTCTAGGTCAGATGATGAGAGTACCTCGATCTCTACCCTTTCGTTATTTCTCATGTTGATAACATCAACTACAAGATTTCCGTTTGTAGTATCACTATAAACAATATCCCTAAATGGTGCCAGCTCATTATCAATCGCGTTTCGTGCTTCTGTTAGAGATGTGTAGCAGCCAATCACAGTATCGTCATATCTATCTAATACTGGGAATCCAGTGCAGCCATTAGAATCTTCTGCTCCGACGTAATAAGGCGATGGGCCTGTGCCGTTTTCTGGGACACGCTCAGAGAACCTAATAGCAAAATTTTCAAAGAAGTCATTAAGAGTTCCAGGCACACGGAATATATTACGAGGGTTATATTCCTGAGCCAAAAGGCCAAGGTTGGCAATAATATTGTACCTAACGTCTTGTCCATTTAAAATATCATTACGAGAAATATTGATAATTTCTTGGCCGCCAATATTTTCAAATAGCAAATCTGTAAGCACATCAATAGGAAGGCTGGTATCGTCAAAAAGGATTAGGTCTGGGGTAGCTTCCTCTGTGCCCCTGTACACATCGCCTGGTGTTCTGTATTCTGGAACATCGGGAACTGGCTCTACCGCTGGCTTGTCAAAATCAGATACCATCTCTTGTCACCTCGCTTAAAAATACTTCCATAGTTGGGCCGTTACTGTCCTTGGCATAACTAATGCTATAAATTACAAACTTGTCCGAAGGCTTTGCAATTTCGTAAAAGTTATTTCTATTTAGATAATCAATTTGTACAATATCGCCTAGTTGCAATGTAGGCATAGCAAAGATACGCAAGCCAACAGATTTGCGAGGCTTCATAATTTTATCTGTTAGCCAGTCCATTAGCCTTTCAGCATGGGCCTGAGTTTGAATATATGGTGCTTCGATAGCAAAATCTCTTTTACCCTCGCTGATTCTGGTCAGCTTAATATCTGTATATTCTTTCTTTGCGTCTACTGGTGATTCTACAAACGAATCTGACAAAAATTTGGGATCGGCAAAGTTAGATTTTTTCTGGAAGTAGTCATCTACTGTAAGTTCGTGATCGGACTGCTGTGTAAATGTTACCCCCTGAATTCTTAAGTAGTTACCGCTTGAAGAATCGAGGCTCAGTGCTGTATCTGTATGATTGAATACTAAGAATTCTGCACCGTAGGCATCCGCAAGAAATCCAGAAACGGTATAGCCTTTAAGCTTGCTTGGTGTTGCAGAAATCTCTGCGGCAAGGGCTGGGTAGGCTTTATCGTATCTAATATCAAAGTACGCGGCCTCCCTTAAAATTGTTCCAAACTCCTCATAATAAATATTATATTTGGGTGGCTCTGCCGTGCTTACCCCGCTAAGGAATGAAGACTGAATGAATCCACTAACTGTATACTTTCTAAATGAATTGACAGCTGTAAGGTCCTCTACGCCAAAAACAGACTCTTTGAGTTGGTCAGCAATCGAGTCTTGCTTGGGCAAATCGAACACGGAGTTTTGACTGTAGTTTTGTGACAAAGCATATACGTTTTCAAACATAATCTTTGCATTGCCCCTTACGAAAAGAGCCATATTGTTTTGAACTGGCAAAGGATTGTCATCGTCTACAATTCCTACAATTTGATTGTTTAGATAAAGATAAAACCTTCTAATGTTATCGATGTCTTCATACTCTACTGCGAGGTCGTATACGGTTGTAGTGTCTTCGTTTGCCATTCTAGACTGACCAACAAAGCTGCCATCGTCAACATTAATTTCTGCAATGCCTCCATAAAGTCTCTTGGGGACAGCATTAGCAGAATCATCTGTTGCATTTGCATTACGATCTACGCGATAGAAATATACGTTATAAATTTCTCCATCTACAGTGTAAGATTGTAGGTTGTTTTCTGTAAGTGCTGCAATCTCAAAGTAGTACCCCGCGTTAGTTTCTGGATTAATCATTACTGCAAGGCCGCCAGAGCCGCCAGAAATGGATGGAGATTGCCCCGTTGCGGTTTGCTCTGCTGTATAGTATACAGAGCTGCCATCAGGTGTCTGCCCCCTAGTTTCATTGTTTTCAATGCGTCCAATAATTCTTGCCCTAGTTCCAAAATGCTTGAAGCGATTATCTAATGGCTTGTAAACATAAGATAAAAAGTTTTTAGGATCTTCGGTAGTGTTTACTGTGTTGCCTTTCATTACAAGAGCTGATGCCTGAAGACTGCCTGGATAGTATGGATCCTTGGCAACTTCTTCTACATAGGTGTTTGTAAGAATGTTTTTAATTACGCCAGTAACTGAAGTATTTTGCACAACCTCTTCTTCTATACCCGCCTTACCAGTAGTTGTGTCTGGTGCTCTCTCAATAAGAATTAGTGACTCAAATCTAATTCGTCCCGCTAACAAATCAATATTTTCTTCAAACTCTGTATTGGGAGATTGAAGTTGTGCACTAATAGTAATCCTGTTGTTGCCAGAATCAATCGAAACAATAGTGGTGTTGGCGGGAACAATATTTTCATCTGGATC